TCCCTGGTCGTGACGAGAATTGGAAACTAGAGACAATTGCAAATACGTCAGAACTTCAGTTTAATCAGGAGTTTGGAAATGACTTCCTAGGTTCAGGCAACACGCTGATCTCTGGTGACAAGCTGCTGAAACTGAAAGCAGAAAATCCGATCTACGAGCAAGATAAGGTCCGAGTATACGAACGACCTAACCCTGATTCAGAATACATGATGTTCGTCGATGTAGGTAAAGGCCGCGGTAAGGACTACTCGACGTTTAATATCATTGACATTTCATCCAAACCGTTTCGGCAGGTCGCTGTATTTCAGGACAACCTGATTTCACCTCTGTTGTTTCCTGATGTGATCTACAAGTATGCAAAGACCTATAACGAAGCGTATGTCTTGATTGAGAACAATGACCAGGGAACCGTTGTATGCAATGGTCTTTATTACGAACTTGAATACGAAAATGTGTTCGTCGAATCCGCAATTAAATCTTCTGGTATCGGTGTCTATATGGACCGCAAGGTGAAACGGATTGGCACTTCAACGATGAAGGATCTTGTCGAACAGGATCAGATTCATATCCGAGATGGCAACACAATTGTTGAGCTGTCTACATTCGTCGCGCACGGTTCGTCATACGCGGCATCAAATGGAAATCACGACGATCTGGTCATGAATCTTGTTCTCTTAGGCTGGTTCTCGACGACAAATATGTTTGCAGAACAGACTGATGTTGACATTAAAAAAATGCTGTACGAAGAGCAGATGAAAATGATTGAGGACGACATGGTTCCATTTGGTGAAATGGACGATGGTCTTGACCATAATACGGAAGTGATCGATGGTGACGTATGGATATCGTCGGATGCCCGTGACTTCGGTATATTTCACTGAGAGTTTCCTATATTTATAAATAACACTATGAAAACACATCGTATTATGCATAATCTTATTAATTCCGCTGAGTAAAAAGAGGAAACACACATGGCGTTTCAGGTATCTCCGGGCGTCGAGGTCAATGAAATTGATCTTACCAATGTTGTTCCTGCCGTTTCTACTTCGATCGGTGCTATCGCTGGCGCATTCCGCTGGGGTCCTGTCGAGGAGATTGTTCAGGTAGGTTCAGAAGATGAATTGGTAAATCGATTCTTTTCACCCGACAACACCACATTCCAATATTTCATGCCCGCCGCACAGTTCTTGCAGTATGCAAATGATCTGCGTGTCGTGCGTACAGCTAACGATGGACAGCTTAACGCTTCTCAGTCATCCGGCGTTCTTGTCAAGAACGAGGCGGATTTTGAAGATCAGATGTTCACGTCAGACAATTATTTCGTAGCCAAGTATCCGGGTGTCCTGGGTAATTCGCTTGGTCTTGCCCTTGTTTCAAACGCGACTGCATTTGAATCATCGGATTTCATGTTCTCAAACCTGTTTGATTTTGCTCCTGGTACAACCGACTGGGCTGCCGAAAGGGGCGTTTCAAATGACGAGCTTCATGTCGTCGTGTATGATGACGCAGGTGATATTACTGGTACACCTGGTGAGGTACTAGAGATCTTCCAGGGTCTGTCACAGGCATCCGATGCGCGTACAAATGCTGGCGCGACAAACTATTATGTCAAGGTTCTCAACGAGCAGTCACGCTTTGTATGGGTCGGTTGGCCCGAGGACGAGCTTCCTGATACAGGGTCAACCTCAAATGAGGTGTCAACCTTCACTACTGCAGACGAAGTTCTTGATTATGACTTCCTAGGCGGTAGTGACGGCACGTCAGCGGAGCCTTCGGTCGGCGAGCTTCAGCTTGCATACGACCTGTTCGATGACGCAGAGACTGTCGACATTAATTTCATCATTGGTGTTGCCGCTTCTGATCCTGAGGACGTAACCCTTGCAAACTACCTCATTGCAATTGCAGAGGATCGTAAGGACGTTGTTGCGTTTGCATCACCTGCAGTTTCACGGACAATCAATAACGTGAACGCAACAGAGGACGTAAAGGCTTGGGCTGACCAGCTGACCTCGTCATCATACGGTGTGCTTGATTCAGGCGCTCTCTATGTTTATGACAAGTATAACGACACATTCCGTTATATTGTCGGAGCTGGTGCTGTTGCGGGTCTTTGTGCATTTACTGATGATGTTCAGGATCCTTGGTTCTCACCTGCTGGTTTCAATCGTGGTCAGCTCCGCGGTGTCACGAAGCTTGCGTTTAACCCACGGAAGGCCGAGCGCGATACCCTTTATAAGGCTCGCGTGAATCCGCTTGTTTCATTCCCTGGTCAGGGTACAATTCTGTTCGGTGACAAGACTGCGCAGGCAAGACCTTCGGCATTCGATCGGATTAACGTCCGTCGTTTGTTTATTACACTTGAGAAGGCCATTTCAACAGCTGCCAAATTCCAGCTGTTTGAACTGAATGACCAGTTTACACGGGCTCAGTTCCGTAATCTGGTCGAGCCGTTCCTGCGTGATGTCCAGGGTCGACGTGGTATGACCGATTTTCTTGTTGTGTGTGACGAGACAAATAACACACCTCAGGTCATTGATACAAACCGCTTCGTTGCTGACATCTACATTAAGCCGGCGCGTTCCATTAACTTTATCACATTGAACTTCATCGCGGTCCGTACCGGTGTTGAGTTCTCTGAGATTGCCGGTCAATAAGGAGTAGATAAAATGTCATTGAATATCGATGATTTCAAGTCCAAGCTTACAGGTGGCGGCGCACGGTCGAATCTGTTTCGGGCTACGGTCACATACCCTGGGTATGCGGCTGGCGACGTCGAGCTGACCTCGTTTATGTGTAAGTCGGCCCAGCTGCCGGCTTCGACAATCGAAACGATTGCGGTTCCATTCCGTGGACGTAATCTGCAGATTGCCGGTGATCGTACATTCGAGCCCTGGACAATTACCATTATCAACGACACCGACTTCGCGATTCGTAACGCCTTCGAGCGTTGGATGAACGGAATCAATGCTCACACCGAGAACACAGGTCTTACCAATCCTACGGATTACAAGGCTGACGTCCTCATTGAGCAGCTTGATAAGTCTGGTGTTGCTGTTAAGCGGTACGACTTTAAGGGCACTTTCCCGACATCTGTCGGTGCGATCGACGTGTCATATGACACTGAGAACGAGATCGAAGAGTTCGAGGTCGAGCTTCAGGTTGACTACTGGGAATCAGGAACGACAACCTAAATAAATAATGGTGGAGACTGACGGGGAGGTTTGCCTCCCCTGATGTCTTTTTATTTGATATTGGAGTGTAGATAATATGGCAGAAACAGACGGTCAAGGTTTTTCTTTGTTTGGCTTTGAGATCAAGCGAAAGTCTCAAGACGAAAAAGAAGACTCTCGTAAGGTTTCATTTGTACCGCCGACTGCCGAAGATGGTACCGGACAGGTTATCAACGCGGGCGGCTACTATGGCTCGTATGTAGACCTTGAAGGAACCGGTTCTGGTACTGACCAGGATCTGCTGTACAAGTACAGAGATTTAGCACAGAATCCCGAGTGTGATGCAGCAATTGAGGATATTGTCAACGAGGCAATTGTATCCGACGACTCATCAGCACCTGTTACAATTAACCTAGATGATCTTGATCAGCCTGATAATATTAAGGAAATGATCTACAAGGAATTTGACCAGGTGGTCGAACTTCTTGATTTTAACTTTCGAGGTCATGATATCTTCCGTCGTTGGTATATTGACGGTAAGATTTACTATCATAAAATTATAGACCAAAAGAATCCGAAAAAAGGTATTCTTGAGGTTCGTTATATTGATCCAAATAAAATTCGTAAGGTCCGTGAGGTCAAGGAAGAATACGACGAGAAAACTCGATCGAAGGTTGTGACCGGAGTCGATGAGTATTTCGTATATCAGAACCAGGCACTCACGCAGATGTCACAAGGCCTGAAGATTTCACCTGACGCGATTACATACGCAACCTCTGGTGTCACAGACTCGTCGCGGAAAAGGGTACTTTCGTACCTACATAAGGCACTAAAGCCAGTGAATCAGCTCCGCATGATGGAGGATTCGCTGGTCATTTATCGTCTCTCACGTGCTCCCGAGCGTCGGATTTTCTATATCGACGTAGGTAACCTGCCGAAAGGTAAAGCAGAGGAGTACATGCGGAATATTATGTCCAAGTATCGTAACAAAATGGTCTACGATGCAAATACAGGCGAGATGCGCGACGATCGGAAACACATGTCAATGCTTGAAGACTTCTGGCTGCCACGTAAGGAAGGCGGCCGAGGGACTGAAATCTCGACTCTGCCTGGCGGTGATAACCTGGGTCAGATCGACGATGTTGTATATTTCCAAAAGCAGTTGTATAAGTCACTGAATGTTCCAACGAATAGGCTTGAACAAGATTCGCCATTCTCGATGGGTCGCGCGACAGAAATTACACGTGACGAGCTTAAGTTCCAGAAGTTTATTAATCGTCTCCGTAAAAAGTTCTCTCACGTCTTTATGGATATGCTGAAAACACAGCTAATCTCAAAAGCGGTTGTAAACGAGAACGAGTGGAAGGAAATTTCACAGGATATCCGCGTTGACTTTATGCAGGATAACCACTTCTACGAACTGAAGCACGCTGAGCTTGTTCAAGATCGTCTGAATCTGCTGCGTGATATGAACGACTACGTTGGTCGTTATTACTCCGAGCAGTGGGTACGGAGAAACATTCTCCAGCAGACCGATGAACAGATTACAGAAATGGATAAGGAAATTAAGAAAGAAATATCGGATGGCAAATATAAAGATCCGACAAAACAAGACGATGATTTCTTCTAAATTATAAATAGTATATAACTACGGACAAAGGACCCTAAAATGAGCGAAAATGTAAAGAACTTTATTGATTCAGTCCAGAATAAGGACTATACCGCCGCAAAGAATATGTTCCAGGGTGCAATGGCGGAAAAGATTTCTGCCGCATTTGAGAACAAAAAGATTGAACTTGCATCGCAGATGACGTCAGCGAATGAGGCTACCGAGGACAAGGAAACTGATCAGATCGACGAAGATGCTGACCAGCTTGACGAAGGTGCAATTCGTAAGTTCTTGTTCAAAATGCTGAACCGAGAGAAAAATAAGAGAAACTTTAATCCTTTTCATTGGCAAAGTGCACAGCAAATGGTCGATAAGCATCTTGGCAAGGGAAGCAAAGAAGGCAAGGAGATTCTGGATAAACATCACAAATTGGCTTCCGGAACAAAATATGCAGATATGAGTGACAAGGCCGCAAAGAAAGCCCTTGCTGATAATATGGACGAGC